CAAGACAATTTGAGCCACAACGAAGGTAAATATAAGCTTTATCTACCCTCGTATTATTAACGAAGGTAAATTGAGCCGAATAGAAAGACTAATTGACTCAGCTAAGTATAGCGATGGTGTAAACTACCACCATTAGTAATGCGTATAGAAACTTTGTGAATTTATTCATAGGGTAAATATATAGAAGGGTAATTCAAAGAGTGTTAACTGTAAGTTAAGAAATAGTTATGTATCAAGGAACTTTAACAGATAAAGATAAGGGAGAAACTATAAAGTTTAGAGATAAGTCTATATTCGAGGTGATGACTCACTTTAGTATGCTTATAGAGGATTGTGATTTAGAGAAGATTCAAATTAAAATTAGAAAAACAGATGGCAAAGTTTGAATGTGAAATATGTGGAGAGAAATTAGAACTATCTTCACATACTATGAAAGTAGTAGACGGAAAGGTAGTAGCTCCTGAGGCTACGTGCTGCAATACGTATATGAAGAGTATACGAGAAAATAAAGGATTTGGGTCTGCTATTATGAGACCTGGAGGTAAAGTAAGAGGTAAAAACGGATTAACAAATTAAAAGAAAGGCGTATGAAGGCATTAATAATTATTGTTTTAATAGCACTAGCTGTTATATTGTATGAAACACTAAAATCACCATTTAATCTAAAAGAACATGAAGAAAAACAAAGGAGTAATTCAAAACCTTCTGTGCGAGTCAATCAACCGGGGAAAAAGCCTAAGCGTCGTGCAAAGACTGCTAAAGGTGAAGCACAAAATCGTCGTAAGTCTAACAGTACTAAGAAAAAGGCTAAGAAATGAGCAAGCTTCCTAAGAAGAAAGTAAAAGCGAGTAGAAAATCACCAAAGAACATGATTATTTACGGTGCTCCTAAGATAGGTAAGACGACAGTGCTAGCTCAACTAGATGACTGTCTTATTATAGACTTAGAACAGGGCTCTGACATGTTAGATGCATTAAAAGTACAAGTAAATAGTTTAGCTGAGTTAGGTAAGATAGGTAAAGCTATATATGACGAAGGGAAACCTTATAAATATGTAGCAATTGATACTATCTCTAAGTTAGAAGAATGGTGTGAAGAAGAAGGTAAACAAATTTACCTGAAGACTCCAATGGGTAAGAACTTTGAACAAAAGAACCCAGGTATGTCTATCCTTTCATTGCCTAACGGTGCAGGTTACCTGTATCTTAGAATGGCATATAAGAGGTGGCTAGATAGATTAAACACGCTTGCTGATCATGTGATCCTAGTTGGTCACTTGAAAGACAAGATGCTTGAGAAGAAAGGTAAGGAAGTAGCTGTGAAAGACCTCGACCTTACAGGTAAGATCAAGCAAATTACATGCGCAAACGCTGACGCAGTAGGCTATATCTACAGAGAAGATGATGTTACTATGATTTCATTTGATTCACTAGACGATATAGTAGCCGGTAGTCGATGCGAGCACTTAAAGGGTAAGACCATGCCTATGAAATGGTCAGAAATATTTATTGATTAACCAAATAATTAATTGCAAGATGATTGAAACCAATCAAATTTCAGAAACAAGCGTTGAGACAGCACCGACTCCGCAAAACATTACAACGTCTATGATCATTGAAGATCTAGAAAATGGAATTGACCGTAAGGGAATCCAAACTAAATACAGCCTAGAAACTTGGGAGGTTGCTGAAATGTTTAAGCACCCAGTACTTAAAGGTAAGAAAGTTAAGAAAAAGCGTAAGCTATCTTTTAACTTTGTTGATGACACAGCAGTAGATCCTGCACAAACAACAGTGGAAGGAGTTATCAAGGAAGTTATGGGAACAGTAAACACTATTACAGATGATTTTCATAATCGTGCAGATCTAAGATCTCAAGATGCTATTGAAAATACTGAAGGGCTTACAGATACCTATACCGGTGGGCAAAAAGAGCAAATGGAAGGACAAGCTTGGGAGGAAGAAATCCAAGGTCGTCAAGAAATGGATGCACAAGATCAAGAAAATGAATTTATTAACGAAGAAGAAGAATTTTAATTATGGCAATTAAATCAAACGCAAGTACAGAAGAAGTAGTAGGCTCAGGAATGAAGCTTTACTCAGGCTTAACTAACATGAAAGTTGTAGCGGTAAATCCTACTATGAAGGAACTACATGCTATGGACATCAAAGTTAAACAAGAGCCTAATTATGAGGTATCTTTCAGTAACGAAGATTACAACAAAGTTGTATTTTGGTTAGGAAATGGAGATACTAACGTAAAGATGGAGATATTAATTCAGCCTAAGGCTAGAGTATCTCAATCAGGTAAGAATCAGTGGATCAACAATGTGGGGCAATCTACATGGTCTGAAGCTGCACCAACGTATGACTGGTGGAAGAAAGACGGCGAGCGTCACGCGTTCGTAGGAGAGGAAACTCTTATTAATTTCACAAAAGCTTGGGCTAACGTTGCTAATGGAGATGAAGTAAGTTTTGAAACTGGTAAGAAAATCTCTAATGGAGATGTATCTGAGATTCAAGCTTTAGTTAAAGTATTGGGCACTAATGAAGTGCGAGTACTAGTTGGAGTTAAGGATGATAAATACCAATCAGTGTATACTAAGCACTTTGGTAGAGTTAAGCCTCAACGTGATGATTTCTTTATCAGAAACCTTAACGATGACTACGGCTCATTTAATGCAGACTTCAATGCAGACCTTAATTGGGGAGAGCATAAGCCTACAATTAGTTTAGTTACTCCTGACGCATCTGGGAAGGTGACTGAAGATGCTGACTGGACTATGCCAGACTCACCTAAGACTGAAGACGCTAGTCCATTCTAGAATGATTAAGTCAAGAGGAAGTGATGACCATTTGCATTCAGATGTTATACTCAGAAAGATCTCTGAGTATGACATCTTTAGGCACTATATACCCAGCTTTAAAGCTTTAAATACTAAATTTAGTAGTGAGCTTAGAGAGGATTCTAAGCCTACAGCAGCTGTATATGTATGGAAAGGTACCTTGTACTACAAAGATCATGGTAGACCTGATCACTCCTTTAAATGTATCAACTATGTGCAAGCTAAGTTCAATTGCAATTGGATTACAGCTTTGCGCATAATTGATATGGATTTTAATTTAGGGCTATCCTCTAGCACCTATGATGATTTGCGAGATAAAGTCCCTGCAGTACGGCATGGGAAGATAGATTTAAGCGAAAATTCAGTTCTATTAAGAAAGAAATCAAGGCCTTGGACACAAGAAGATGCAGATTTTTGGAAACAATTCTACATAAGTAAAGAAATTTTAGTTAAATTTGGTGTTGAACCGATAAGCTATTATTGGATTAACACTTTAAGAATTTTTTGTGAAACAATTACGTACTCTTATACTTTTGGCAATAGATACAAAATTTATGCACCTTTATCAGAAAAAGGTAAATGGTTTAGTACTACTACTGCAAAAGATATACAGGGTTGGAAGCAGTTACCTGAGAAAGGGGAAACTGTCATCCTTACATCTTCTTTAAAAGATATAATGACCCTAAAAGCAATAGGGTTTGATTCAGTGGCACTGCAAACAGAGATGCAGATACCTTCTGAAGATCTTATATCCCAGTTAAGAGAGAGATTTGATGAGATACTAGTATTTTATGACAATGACTTCTCTAATGAAAATAATCCGGGACAGTTGATGGCTCACAAGATTTGTGATAAGTATAATCTAATAAATATATGCATACCTAGTAAATATGAGTCTAAGGACCCATCCGATCTAGTAAAGCATGTAGGTCAGCTTATACTAAAACAAATTATTGATGAGCAAAGAAAAGTTAAGTGAACTATTAAGAGAGAAAAGAGGATACCTAAAAAAGGGAGCTGCATACTTAGCAGATAAATTTAAGGTAACAGAAGACACAGTTAAAGCTATAAAAGCTGAGCTTAGATCTGAAGCCGATGAATCCGATCTTATGGCATCTACATCAGATGTGTCCTCACCAGAATTCCAAGACCATTTACAATCTAATGGATTAAACATGGATGATGTTAAATCTGTGAAGTTTTGGCAGAGTGCAAGTGGAGAACAACGTTACTCAGTAGTAACAGTTAATCAATGGCACCAATTCCGAGATATTAAGAAGGAATTCTTAGATCTAGTCATCCAACAATCCCCTGAAGTAAAAGAATATACGTACGAGAAACATGATGACCCAGTGGTCGTTGAAATCTCGCTGCCAGATATTCACTACGGTAAAGTAACAGGAGAAGGCCCTGAAAAAATAGAAGAGCATTTCATGAAGGCGATAGTAGACCTCTACGGCAAAGTTTCTAACTTAAATGTAGAAAGAATTATCTTACCTATAGGAAATGACGGACTAAACTCAGAAGGCTTTTCCAAAGCTACTACCGCAGGTACGCCGCAGACGGATTATATGGGATGGAGAGAATCTTTTAGAGGGTATTGGAAATTGATGGATACAGCTATTGTGTATTTATCACAATTCGCACCTGTAGATGTTGTTGTTATACAAGGAAACCACGATTATGAGCGTATGTTCTATATCGGAGACTTGCTACAAGCAAGATTTGAAAGTAATCCTAACGTAACAATAGACAACAGCCTAGAAGAACGTAAGTATTACCAATATGGGGTAAATATGATACTGTTCTTCCACGGGGATAAGGTAAAAGGGGATAAAATTCCTCTACTTATGGCTACAGAACAGCCAATTATGTGGAGTCAGACCAAGTTTCGTGAAGCTCATCTAGGACACTTCCATAAGGAAATGTTAAATGAGTTTATGGGAACTAAGGTTAGATTTATCCCTTCTATATGTGGGAATGATGAATGGCATAAGAACAAAGGATACATCGGTACTATGAGAGTAGGTCAGGTACATATCTGGAGTAAGAATAGAGGTTATGAAGGTAATTTACAAACTAATATTGTAAATTATGAGCTATAAAAGGAAATCAACATCAAAAGTTAAAAATGCTAAGAAAAATACCTATAAAGGTATTCAATTTCAATCATTTTTAGAAAGAACAATGTATAAAGCATTAGATGACGAAGGAATTGAAGTAGATTATGAGAAACATACCTTCACTATATTCGAACCTATGTTATATCCTCAGGCATGTTATGAGGGGACAGCAAAGAAATTGTATAATAAAGGCTCTAAAGTAAGAGCTATTACATATACTCCTGACTTTGTAGACCCTCACGGCAAATGGATAATAGAAACTAAAGGATACGCTAATGAATCCTTTCCTTTAAGATGGAAAATGTTTAAAAAGCATTTAAAAGATGAAGGAAAAAGTTATATACTATTCATGCCTAGGAATAAAGCACAGGTTTTAGAAGTACTAGACTTAGTTAAACAGATCTAGTTTAGATTAATGAGAGGGCCTGAAATGGGCCCTTTCTTATTACTAAAATTATGAGAAAAGAGAAAATAGATAATCTCCAGCGAGGAGATATTATAGCCGTTGTTCAATACAACGGCTTTTCTTTTGCTGTATTTTGGGGATGGGACAATAATGGTTACACAACAGAAGAAGGAATTGATCGTAAAGCCTGGTATTATACAATACCTGAGTGGGGTGTAATGACAGGTTCTGAGCAGAAAGAGCATTTAGACAAGATTAAAGCAGGTAAAGTTACGTACTTTCCTGGTAACATATCTTGGACAACTAGTCATGCTGAACGAAAAGTGTTACCTGTATCAGAATCCTATCTAACAAAATATCAACAAGAGTATGTTAATTTATTAAATAACAAATTGAGATGAGTATAAAAACCATTGACACACAGATTAAAGGCTCTAAAGGGATCGAGAAAAAGATCAACGAAGGAGCAAAGAGAATGGTCTTTGACATTCTTCAATCAACGCAGTATTCTATGCCAATTTCGAGTACTATCCGTGAGCTCACAACTAATGCGTGTGATTCACAGAGAGAGAAAGAGATAGCTATAGAAATATTAAGTGGAGAGAAGAAAGCAGAAGACTATTACATTACGCGCGGAGGCGCACAGTATGAAGACAGTAACTTTAATGCAGATTACTACAACGTTCTACATCTAGACGATCATAAGAATAAGATAGATCTGACTTATACTGAAGTAGAAGGTGTAGGCTATTGTGATACATTTGCAGTAAGGGACCACGGTGTAGGTATTGGTGCACGTAGATTAGAGGGAGTTCTAGAATTAGGATACTCTACTAAGCGTAATACATCAGAAAACTTTGGTGCGTTTGGCTTAGGTGCTAAAGCAGCATTGTCTACTGGCATAGATTTCTACACTATAGAAACTGTCTATAACGGAATGAGATTTAAATGTAATTGTTACAATTACAAGACTGATTTCATTATACCAGCTTTCAACGTAGAAGCAGGTAAACAAAATCCATTTATTACATTCTCAGATGGTACTAAAGTATATTATGAAGAATCTGACTCTAAGAATTACACGGAAGTAAGCTTCAGGGTTAAGAAACATAATAGACGTAAGTATCGTGAGGCTGTAGAAGAGCAATTAAATTATTTAAAGAATGTTAATTTCACAGTTGTAGGCGAAAGTGGTTACGTAGAGGAAGTTAACTTTAAGAATGATGTAATTTATAACTCAGATCATCTTATTATCAGTGATGGCTATACATATTCTAAACCGCATATACTTGTGGTAAAGAATCCACAAGCTGAAACTGGTATTAACTATGGTCATATAGACTTTAGAGAGTTAGAAATGGAACAACTGTATGGCGCTATTGCATTCAAATGTCCTATGAGACAAGTTGTAGTAGATGACAATGGCGTAGAAACAGTTATACAAGAAGGTGTTGATGTAACTCCGTCGCGTGAGAAGGTAATATGGAACGAAGCTACTAAAGAGTATGTTCAGGGTATTATCAAGAAAGCTGCGATAGAGGCTACTAATGTAGTTCAAGATGAGCTTAACACTACAGATTTCCTTGATTGGATTTCTAAGACTCGTGCACTTGTTAGTGGTGCTCGTAGTGAGAATCGTGTACTAAACAAATTATCTAATATTATAGATAAAGACATGATTAGCCCTACGTTCCCAGGAGACAAGCGTATACGTTACTCTATCCCTACTAAGTTATTCGAAGGATTTAAGATTACTAAGTTGAGTTATGAGACTGAGAAAGGTAAATTTAAATCTGTAAGAGATGACAAGTTAATAGTATGGGGAGGATTAGATCCTATGCATTTCTATTTCAAAGACGATGCGCCGTTTAACAGGTTAACAGATGCTTACATCATTAAAGGTGATGAGTATGAATGTAACCCTTCAGTACTCTCTTTAGAAGATCTAGATGCTAAGTTTAATACAAAGATCGCTTTAGCGGTTGGAGATGCTAAGACTAAACTAGAGACCGAGAAGCGTAGAGTTGAACGTAAACGTACAGCTGTTCTTAAATATCTTAAAGAGTCTGAGTTTTACCATAGCTATGATGATGTAGAAGTTCCTGAAGACTGGTCAGTTGAATTTAACACAGAAG